ATGAAGCGTGAGACTATAGCAGAGAGAGGTATATGGACAGCGAAGAAAAGATATATTCTAAATGCATGGGACATAGAAGGTGTGAGATTTGCAGAACCAAAACTCAAGATGATGGGTATTGAGGCAGTCAAATCTTCTACCCCTGCACCTTGTAGAACTCTTATCAAAGATGCACTCAAAGTTATCATGACTCAAACTGAACAAGATGTGATAGACTTTGTGGAACAAGCAAGAGCAGACTTCAAGAAGTTACCTGCAGAGGAGATTGCATTCCCTAGATCAGTTTCGAGTGTAACGAAATATCAAAGTTCAAGTAGCATATATGCCAAGGGAACTCCTATTCATTCTAGGGGATCCTTACTTTTCAATTATCACATAAAGAAAAATAAACTAGATAATAAGTATAATATGATAAACAATGGAGAAAAGATAAAGTTCGTTTATTTGAAAAAACCAAATGTCATCCATGAAAATGTTATTTCGTTTATTAATCAATTCCCCCATGAGTTAGGGTTACAAAAATATATCGATTACGATTTACAATTTAGCAAATCCTTTGTTGAACCTGTTAGGGCGATACTGGATGCGATCGGATGGTCACTGGAAAAAACAGCAACACTTGAATCTTTCTTCATTTAGTGCTACACTATTAGAATCAGGACAAACTATTTTGGATCTTCCAATAAATGAAAAAGAACTTGGCACAATTGTCAAGGCATTGACACTTGGTGGCGATACAGCATTGTATCAAAAACTAAAGTTGGTAAAGGAAACTATCGAGGAAAACCCCGGTGGACCATATAAAAAAATCCTAAGAGAATCACATGGCATGGTAATTTGATGAACTTTTTTGATGATGTAATCAAGGACATAGGAAAAGACACTGCGAAGTTGTCTAAGAATCTAGAAGAATCACATTCATTTCTAGATACTGGTTCCTATATTTTCAATGCACTCTGTAGCACATCTATCCTTGGAGGTGTATCAGACAATAAAATTACTGCTATTGCAGGATCAGAAGCGACGGGTAAAACTTTCTTTGCCCTGTCTATCTGTAATAACTTTATGAAACAAAACCCAAAGGGAGGAGTTGTATACTTCGACACCGAGGGTGCTATCACAAAGGAACTATTAGAGAAGAGGGGAATGGATCCTACAGGTAAGCAGTTCCTAACAATCGACTGTTTGACTGTAGAAGATTTTAGAACAGTTGCATATAAGATACTAGACAAGTATAATAGTCAGGAAGAAGAAAATCGACAACCAATGTTGATAGTTCTTGACTCTTTAGGAAACCTTTCTACAGAAAAAGAAACTAAAGATATAGCGGATGGTAAGTCAGTCCGTGATATGACTAAGGCACAAATTGTAAAAGGAACCTTCAGAGTTTTGACACAAAAACTTAGTCAAGCAAAAGTACCCCTTATAGTATTAAATCACACCTATGATGTTATCGGATCTTACATGCCCACAAAAGAGATGGGCGGTGGTAGCGGTCTCAAGTATGCTGCCACTACTATCATATACCTTAGTAAGTCTCAAGAAAAAGAAGGAACCGAAAGAGTTGGAAACATTATCAAGGCAAAGGTTGCTAAGTCGCGTATAAGCAAAGAGAATGAACAGGTTTCCATACGTTTATATTATGATAAACGTGGTCTAGACAAGTACTACGGTCTTCTTGATCTTGCTGAGAAAGGTGGTGTCTGGAAGAAGGTCTCAACTCGTTACGAAGTTGATGGTAAGAAAATATATGGTTCTGAGATATACAAGAATCCTGAAAAATACTTTACAAAAGAAGTATTAGAAAAAATTGACATTGTTGCAAAACAAACTTTTAGTTATGGAGAAGAATAAAACTCCTCAATTTATTAGACTTTATAAAAATATTCTTCCTCCAATTCTATGTTCTAATATAATTAGAACTTATGAAAAGTTATGGAGAGAGCAGGAAGAAGAAATAAAAAAAATGAGTCTCTGCTACAGTGAAAGTGGGACAAAACTTTGCGGTGCTTGTGATTGTCAAAGACTTGATATTATGCAACACCATGAATTTAACCAATCTTTTAATCAAGTTATCCCTAGATTTGAGTATCTAGTTTCACAATATAAACAAGATGTTGTTGTTGATGATTGTCAATTTCCTGAAAGTTATAGATATGAAAATTTTAGAGTAAAAAGATTTTTGTGTGATGGAAATCAACAGCATGATACTCACGTTGATGTTAGTAATGCTGATAATGCAAAAAGATTTTTAGCGTTCGTATGTTATTTGAATGATGATTTTGATGGAGGTGAAACTATTTTTCCACAGTTTGATTATCAAAGCACAGTATCTACTGGATCGGTTCTTGTATTTCCTGTTACGTGGACTTACCTTCACAGAGGAAAACCTCTTACAAATGGACATGCAAAGTATATGTTAGGATCTTTTCTTCAGTATGAACAAAGGCAAGAAATGAATCGGATTGGAGATAAGACAATGGGACTTGACAATTCAAACATCTGACAATACAATGAAACAATATGGAAACAGAAAGAGTACCACTAACGATTCTGAGTAATCTACTTTACGATGAAGTATATGCTCGTAAGGTTCTCCCATTTATTCGTGATGAATACTTTGAAGAGAGAACTGATCGTGTAGTATTTCAACAAATTGCAGAATATGTCAAATCATATGATGGACTTCCAACTAAAGAAGTTCTTCATATTGAGGCAGAGAAACGTGATGATCTTACACAAGACGAGTTTTCTTTAGTTGAAAACTTAATTGATGCCTTGCAAGAGTCAACGTCTGAAAGAGTATGGGCACAAGATACAACAGAGTCATGGTGTAAAGAGAGAGCGATATATCTTGCATTGATGAAGAGTATTCAGATTGCTGATGGACAAGATGAGAAGCATAGTAATGATGCCATACCAGAAATACTGAAGGATGCTCTAGCGGTGGGATTTGATCAGCATGTAGGTCATGATTACATTGACGATTCGGAAGGAAGATATGAATACTATCATAGAAAAGAAAATAAGATAGAGTTTGACCTTGAGATGTTCAATAATATCACAGCAGGTGGTGTATCTAATAAGACTTTGAATATTGCACTTGCAGGAACAGGTGTTGGTAAGTCTCTATTCATGTGTCACTATGCTGCTAGTGTCTTACTACAGGGTAAGAATGTTTTATACATCACTTGTGAGATGGCAGAAGAAAAGATTGCAGAAAGAATTGATGCTAACTTATTGAATACAAATATCAAAGAGGTTGCAGAATTACCTAAAGCTGTTTTTGATAAGAAGGTAAACAAATTGAGAGAAAAAACTCAAGGTAAACTGATCATCAAAGAATACCCTACTGCATCTGCACACGTAGGACATTTCAGATCATTGTTGAGTGAACTGAAACTCAAGAAGAATTTTACACCAGATATTATCTACATTGATTATCTAAACATATGTGCTTCATCAAGATATAGAAGTGCAGTTAATGTAAACTCGTACAATTATGTCAAAGCAATTGCAGAAGAACTTCGTGGTCTTGCTGTAGAATTTGATGTACCGATCTTTTCTGCAACTCAGACTACAAGAAGTGGTTTTACTAGCACTGATCCTGATCTTACAGATACATCAGAATCTTTTGGTCTTCCTGCAACTGCCGATCTTATGATTGCACTTATCAGTAGTGATGAACTAGAAGAACTAGGTCAGATTATGGTCAAACAACTGAAGAATAGATACAATGATCCGACATATAATAAAAGATTCGTCGTAGGTATTGATAGACCTAAGATGAGATTATATGATTGTGAGCAAGAAGCACAAGATGACATCTTAGATACTAATGTTGACAATTCTAAACCACCTTCTCAAGATTCCAAAGCAAAGTTCAATGAATGGAAGTTCTAAGTCTTACGGTGAGGTAATGAAAACTTACAAAGTCAATTACTGTGCTATAATAAAACAAAATTGGAGTAATTATGTCCGGAGATTTTCAAACACATAAGGATAACCAACCACATAAAACCTATGCCAAAGTGGACTTGGATAAGTATGCTGTATTCGTGGATGGTGTCACATCCGATCCCAGTAAGAATTATAAATCGTTTATTGATAGTCTTAGTTCCCTTGATGGAAAGGGTGCCCATATTGAACGTCTTCTTACTGCTTCCGTTGGTATTAGTGCTGAAGGTGGTGAGTTTATGGAGATCGTCAAGAAGGTTATATTTCAAGGTAAACCTTGGAACCACGATAATAGAGAACATCTTATTATTGAGTTGGGTGACGTTATGTGGTATGTGATGCAAGCATGTGCTGCTCTGAACGTAACGTTAGATGAAGTGATAGAAGGCAACGTAGATAAACTCAAGAAACGTTATCCCGGTGGAGACTTTGACGTGCATTATTCTGAAAACAGAGCAGTAGATGATAGGTAATGTATGATCATCTACACTTGTATCACTAACGGATATGATGAGATCCCAGATCAATACTATGACCCAGATGTTCAGTACGTTTGTTTTACTGACGGGACTGTAGAAAAAAAAGGACCGTGGGAGTTTAGAGATATCTTAATTGAATATGAGTGTCCTAGGAGGAGATCTGCTCATCCTAAAATGAATCCACACCTATATTTTCCCATCGGATCAAAGACAACTTGGATTGATGGTTGTTATGCGATGACAGAGAAATTTGTTGAGAGTTCTAAACAGAATCTTGAAAATAATAATTTTACAATCATGAGGCATGCAGATAGATTTTCATATTTGGACGAGGTGTTGGAAGGTTTTATGGGATCAATGAATACTTGGGAAGATCAAATTCTAATCACCAAAACTATTAAGGATCTTGGATATAATTTTAAGAAATATATCTCACCCGTACTCGGTTCTATTTGGCGTGTTATTACAGAAGATCTTATTAAGTTTGATGAGTTGTGGTGGAAGTATTCTTTGATTGGTCCTAATAGAGATCAGATTTCTTTTGACACTGCTAGACAACTTACATCTATGGAGATGAACATATTAGAGCATGGATGGTGGATAGAAAAGGAGGGATGCAGAACTCCCGGAACGATGGGAGTATTATTTGGTTCCACAGGCAAAGTTGGTAGGAAGAAACTACATCCTCAAGCAGGTCATGATAAACAGTATCTGGAGCGTGACAAAATTCTTGCAGAACTAAAAAAACTCACAGGATTGCATCCTCATCTCTATGCTAAACATAATCACATGCCATTTGTTCATCGAAATGTGATCCAACCCTACCTTCCAAGGTCTTGACATTTATGTAAAGTTCTGTTACTATAAATAACGTAGTGGGGTATTGATTCCCTGACAATTGTAAAGGACTCGAACGGATCGCCCTCCTTTGCAGACTGCTCTCAAACCAAGACCTATAGGCAGTATAATACTTCGTCTTTTATCCAGTAGTGAGGGATTACTGGAAATAAGTTTCGCTTCTACCCTTGAAGCCCTACTTACAAACGTCTTACTAATGACAACTTCAAATATTTCACGCAGACAGAATGGTCTCCTA